ATGAAAAACAACGGTATAAAAGCAGTCATTATAAGGACAGGCTATGGCAGAGAATCAAGTCAGAAAGACAGTATGTTTGAAAGCCATTACAAAAACGCAAAAAGTGAAAATATGATGATTCTTGAATGCATTAACAACAAATCTCTTGATATGCCGATTTATTATGATTTGGAAGATAATTCGCAAGTTAAACTCGGCAAAACAAAACTTACAGAGATTACAGAACTATTTTGTGAAACATTCAAAAAAAGCGGTTACAATATTAATGATTACAAAGACGGCTACGCAGGTGCATATAACTGTTACATAGACAGATTACAGCTTATTCTGTCTTAACGAGCGGTGTTAATATGGCAACAGAAATTATTACATCGCTAATTGTTGCTTGCGGCAGTATTATTTGTCAGCTAATTATCAATGTTTCAAATCGGAAAAAGCAAGAGAGCGAAAATGAAAAAACAAAATCGCTTATTGTTTATCGTATAGATAAACTTGAGCAAAAGCAAGATAAATACAATCATTTGCAAGAGCGAGTGTTTAATCTTGAAAAAAATTCAGCCGTTACAGTTGAAGAAATCAAAGTTGCAAATCACAGAATTGCAGACCTTGAGAAAAAATAATGAGGTAATAATATGAAAAAAATTACAAATTGGAAATTGTGGGCAAAATGTGCAGGCATAAGAGCAGTAAAAACCGTTGCTCAAACAGCAATTTCGGTTATCGGTGTATCTGCAGTGTTAAGCGATGTGAATTGGGTTGCGGTCGCCTCGGCAAGTGTACTTTCGGGAGTTCTTTCGCTGTTGACAAGTGTTGCAGGTTTGCCGGAAATATCAGAAGAATAAGAATACATAAAATTAGCACTTTAACTACTGTTTTTGCGGTGATTTTCAAAAACAACAAACCGCACTAAAGAGCCTGAAAATGGCTTAATAGTGCGGTTTTTCTATGGTCTAGGTGACAGGACTTGAACCTGCGGCATCTTGGTCCCAAACGCATTTGTGATGGCACTTTCCGCCGAAAATGGCTTTTTCCGCCCCTTTCCGCTCGGAAAACCGCGCTCTTCGGCGCTCCCCAGTCCACTGTTTCCGAGTGCTCCGAAACGGTAGGTGGTCTGTTATGTGGTCAACAGGGATTTCCGCAGAATAAAACGCACTACACGCCTCTCGCATTTACTCGAGAGGCGATTGCTTTTTACACGGTTATTATAACTCTGAACAGCAGCCTGTTTAAGTTAATTTTGTGCAGACTATTAGCCACTGGTTGCGCAGCAACCAAATATGGTGTATTATATTATCAATGAAATCGTTTTGGAGGAAAGTTTATGCCAAACGGCAGTTTTTCCAGTCATTATGTTCCGCGGTTGGTTTTGCGGAAGTTCAGTAATAGGCTTTGTACCTACAACATAAAAACCGGCGAGCTGCGCGAGAATATTGCCCCCGAGCATGCCTTTGCGCAAAACGCTCTTTATGACCGCAACACTGAAAGAGCACTGAATACAAAAGTCGAATCGCAATTCGGCAACCTGCTTGCCAATATACTGCTAAAAGCCGACCATACGGTTTCTCTGAACCGTATGCAGCTATTACAGGTCAAAAAATTTCTGCTTGTTTCAGAATTGCGGACTATGCAAAATGAAGAATGGCTGCAAAAGGAACGGCAAATGAAGAATTTTTTTGCTCCCGACTTTAAAGAACGCCGTATCGAAGGCGAAACGCCGTATGAATATTGGATGCGGACTGTTAATACTGTTTTGAATTCCGACGGTACACCTGCATCTATTCTGCAAAATTCCAATAAAACCTATCCGGCATACCGTTGGGCAAGCATTGTTAACAGCGGATATATTGCCTTCTGGGATGCGCCGGAAAGCGGGGATGAATTTGTCATTACCGATATCGGTATGACATCGGAAAACGAAAAAGACTGGGACGGCATCACAAGACATAATGATAAAAAGCTCTCGTGGCTGACAGACATATTAAACCGCACGACAAACGATGAAGAAAAAGATGTAATTGCAAGTTTAATAAAGTCTCTCATACATTTCAGTGAAAACTTCATGATGTTTCCGATTTCGGCTAAGAGAATGATCGTGCTCATCAATCCGTTCTATAAATTCAGATATGCAGGAATGAAATCCGGGTTGTCGTGTGTGCCTTTGACGGAGCTGACGGTGATCCCCAACGAAAGTCTTTTTGAGCCAAACCACAATTATTATGAGGCAACGAAAGGTGAACAAAACAGCGGCGTTTATTCGGAAAACGATCAATACATTTATGATATAAAGAAACTAACTTCCGATGAAATACAGTATTGTAATGCGCTTTTTATGGACAGGATCAACGAATATCTGGGCTTTTCCTCACTCGACAGTGCATTCGGCAGTATAATCAAGTATAAACTGCTTAACGATCCGCCGTATACGCCGCGAGTAGATTATACACCACTTTACAGAATTGTCGAAAAGCGATATTCCTGCAAATTGATTTTCCCTATTGATTTTTTCAGGAAATAGGCTATACTTATATTACATATTTAAAAAACCTTCGGAGCACTGCGTTGTCTATGCAAAGGAGGTTTGCGAATATGAGTAATCGAAAAATCGATTATAAGATGGCAGACTATTTTCGGAGCATAGTGGACAAATCGGGCCTTTCGCAGGAAGAGTGGGCGACGCGTTTAGGTGTTACGCCCCGCTCGGTCGCCTATTATTGCTCCGGCCAAAGAACGCCGTCGGCCAAAAGACTTTTGCTGTTTCAAAAAATTGCCGAGAGTCTTTGAAAAAAACAGCGTCCCTACGGGTGAACGGGCCCACAGGGATGCTGTTTTTTGAACCGACGGTTCATAGTGCGCTCCTCTTTTATGTGCGATAATGTGTATATCACTTATAAAGGAGGGCATCAAAATGTCAAAGTACAAAACGGTCAAAGTATGGAACAAGGTTTTCGGGAACCGTGAAACCGTTTTCGACTATGCCGGTCGCGAAATGCGGAAGTCCGCCTGTGGAGATCCGCACAGCGCCTATCATCCGACACTTGACCACATCCGTCCGCTGTCGCTCGGCGGCAGTGATGTTGCAGGAAATATCGTCATTTGCCATCGTGATACCAACGCAGAAAAAGCGGATAAATTCCCGCATTGGAAAACAAACAGCCAGCTGTTTCGCGCAGATCGCATAAAGGGCACACGCACGGATTACGAGATCATCAAGCTGTAAATGGGAGGATCGTATGTCGAAGTATTGTTTCAACTATGATTCCGGCGAATATGAAAATATCGAAAGAGACGGTTTCAGCATCGATCAAGGCGAATATGTGTATAACTGGGACGACAGTGAGTATCGCCATGAAGAGGAGGAAGCCGAAGAAGAACGCCGCCGGAATGAAGAAGATTGATAAATAAACACTGTGTGAAAAATTGCTCCCAAGATCAATTCTTGGGAGCGATTTTTGTTTATGCGGCAACTCAAGCATCTGTATTTATAAAAATAATTGCAGTCAAAATTTGCACCGCAGTAGACAAAGAAAAAAAGGTTGAATAAAAGCCGAATTAAATTCTTAAGGTAAACGATCCATTTGTTAATTCAGAACACTCGGCAGATGTCCAATCCATTAACCCTTTTGCTTTTTGATACAAGAGGCTTATATCAATTATTTTTGAGACACTTGAAAAAGATAACGACCATGTCCCCGGAATATATTCTATATTAATTGCATCGGCAATTACTTGTACCGAGAGACTTTTATTGTGTTTCTGGTATACTTTTATTGGTTCTATTGTGTTGGAAACTCCGAGAATGTAAAGCAAGGGATTAGACTCATAGGATATCTTTTTGAAATTCTCTTCCAGCAAGTCGAATAATTTATATTTTTCGTAAAGATTAGCTCATCTTTTATAGGCTGAGCTTGTTTTTTGGTTACATACCTAAAGTCATGCATTATTGTTTCTCCTTAATATTATCTCCCTAACCGACCATCTAACCTGAGTTAAATCGTTATATTATACTACAATAATATCATTTGTCAAGGATTATTTCTGGGGGTTATCTTTTGCTAATTTTATCTGATTATTATACTCTCAACCTAACAAAATTTGTATCGTAATAGACAGAGAAAAAGGCTGGAACGGTATGAAAAATCCTCTGAAACGTTCGGTTTCAGAGGATTTTTGGTGCGAATGTTCATAAGGGATTTAATAAGCAACCGAAACGTACAATCATATTTCAAAAACGCATATTTTTCAATAATCCTCTTTTGCGGTACAATGTACACGCAAAGGAGGATTTTGCATTATGAAAGTTAAAGATGTTAAGCACAAAGTAACCCTTGATGATTTTGAGCACCGCCTGATCGTTGGTTGTGTAAACGTGGCAAGAACTAGGATCAATACGGCAGTGAATGACCTTTACGGCGGTTGGGATGATTTCTCTGAAGATTCAAAACCGTTTATCGAGGACGCGCTTAAAACGGCAGACTTGGAAGCTGTTTATACTTCGGTCAAAAATGATGAAAACGAGTCAAAGGATATTTTGGTCGGCTTTGAAAAGGAGTATCCAACGGTCGCAAAGGAATCAAATATAGAGGATATCCTGAAATCACTGAAAGAAAAGCAAAAGAAATAACTTTCAAATGGGTTGCCCACGGCAGCCCTTTTGTTATGTCTGAAATTATAAACGTGAGCAGAATGTGCACTTTCAGAAGAACAGATTAATACTGAAATCACAGTATTATTATGCCGAAAACTGTTGATATTCGGGCCGAAATGTGGTATAGTACTTGTGTTAGAATTTGCAGAAAAGAGTTGTCGTGATGAATTTTTATGTCTACAATTATTATCCACAAAATCTTTCTTTGCGAAATGTCATAGTGCTTATTAGGGATAACTGGGATGATTGGTTTAGATTCGAAACAAAATTTAATTTGCTGTATATAAGTGATTTAGGTAAATATGAGTCTTTAGGTAATATTAAAATAGGGCAAAAAGGAATGGCCGATGGACAGCGTTCGCCGCAAATTCCTGATACTTTTACGCAATTGCCCGTAGATTGTTTTTCCTTGGGTCAAAGTGATTATTATTATGATGCACTTAATCAGCGTGGAGACGATTTTAGAATTGAGATACTTTCAGCGCTTCGTGACATTGCTTATGACAACTCTCTTTACGCAAAAGTACGGAAATTAGATGTTACACGAATTTCGCTTATGCGTGATGTATCTGATTTTATGATCCAAAGGCAGTTCAGCAGAATTGCAAAAGGTAGTGCTAGACTTACAAAGTATAAAATTGAATATACATATCCACAAAACGGAGAAGAAGATCCCACAACATTGGTTTTTTCTGTTACTCCCGAATCAAATCCGCCGACAAATATTCAGGTAATCATTGGTAGGAATAATGTTGGGAAAACATATTTAATAAAGAATATTATAAAATCAATTTATTTCCCGGACGAGCGAGAAAAATATGGTCGATTGAGATCATCCAATGATAATACGGGAAGATTGGTATCTTCAAGAACACAAGCTTTTGCAAATATTCTGTGTGTATCATTCAGCCCGTTTGATAACTATGACGAAATATTAAAGTTAACCGAGAAACGTACTGCAACACCATTTAGATATATTGGATTAACATCTGATGATTTATATGGAACTCTCAAAAGAAACTTTGTTTCAAGTTTGGAAAAATGCATGTCTTCAGATAGAAAAGTACAATTATTGTCAAATGCATTGATTACGCTTGAAACCGATCCTGTTTTTGAACGTTCTAATATAAAAGAACTACTTCCATCTGATGATGCAAATAATAACAAAAAAACAATTGAGGAAACAAAAAAGCATGCAGAAACGCTATTTTCAAAGCTGAGTTCAGGCCACCAAGTTATTGTGTTAACTTTGGTGCAATTGATTGAAAAAATCACAGAGCGAACTTTGGTAATACTTGATGAACCTGAAAATCATTTACATCCTCCGCTGTTGTCAGCTTTTGTTCGCGCCTTGTCTGAACTATTGATAGACAGAAACGGAGTGGCGTTAATCGCGACGCATTCACCAGTTATTTTACAAGAAGTACCCAAAAGTTGTGTATGGAAAATAAATAGAATTGGGCGTGAAGTGACTGCGGATAGATTGGAAATCGAGTCATTTGGCGCAACTATTGGCGCACTCACACGAGAAGTATTTGGACTTGAAGTTCGACAATCCGGATTTCATAAAATGATTATTGATGAATTGCGAAAAGGGAAAAGTTACAATGATATAATATCGGACTTTAATAATGAACTCGGAGATGAGGCACGAGCGCTTTTACAAACTCTTGTGTCATTAAATAGTGAAGAACAATGAAACATTTAAGTCGAATGGGATTCTCAGTTAAAGAAATAGTTACTGATTGTGCCTCAAGTTTTAGAGATGAATCTTTAAAAGAAAAGTATATTAGCTCTGCAGAGTATATAGAGCAAAAGAGCAAAGAGTATGTTGCTGTTGCTAATAACAATGATTGGCCTGATATTTCACCACACAAGACCGTCAATACGATAATTACCAAAGATGAGATGGTGTACTTATACAATAATAAATTTGTAACACATCAAGATATCAGAACAAGGTATTATGACAAAATACTTGCAAACGTTAAATCCGGGAAATGTCCAATTTGCGGAATCGGACAAGCTTCGACTCTTGATCATTATTTAGCAAAGACCCTGTATCCTACATATTCAGTTACACCGGATAATTTGATTCCGGCATGTAAGGATTGTAATAGCAACAAAGGCAATAGTCCTGTTAACAGCAAGTTAAGTGCGCCGTTACATCCATATTTTGATGATGTTGACAATGTTATATGGTTGTGTGCTGATGTTGTACCTAAAAACAATATTTTGGTCGCACAGTATTATGTTAATCCGGAAATAGAAGAGGTTAATGTTGAACTTTATTCTCGGTTATGTGCACATTTGGATTTATATAAATTGAAGCATGCATATTCCGTTCAAGCATCAACTGAAATATCAGAAAATATCGGAATTTGGAAAAAAGTATATCAACTGAGTGGAAAGCAGAGATTGCTACAATATTTGACCGAGTGTTTGCAATCTTACGAAACCGCACAAAAAAACACATGGAAAACAGCACTATTGCGTGGAATTTATAATGCTGTAAAAGACGATATAATCAATGAATTTTAATGTTATTGAGGTGTAATGCAATGGCCGCAAGCTATAAAAAATTATTCAAGCTTTTAATTGACCGTGATATGAAAAAGAAAGAACTCGCCGAAAAGGCCGGCATCAGTATTGCCACTATCACCAAAATGGGCAAAGACGGTGCCGTTGTCTCAAGCGAAGTTCTTGTGAAAATATGCTCAGCCCTTGGTTGCACTATGGATGATATAGTGGAGATAATTGAAAAATAAAAGAAAGGCATTTTATAATATGTTACATGATGGGCTGTATGAGCAAATTATCAATAAGGGATTAGAAACAGAGCTATCCGTTACGGACAAGCTTTCTACTACTGCGCCCATTGATAGTGCTGAGGCGTCCAAAGTACTGGCAAAATATATTGCCGAAGTTGTAGAAAAAGGGCTTGATAATGTTGCTGACAATGGCGGTGACGTGGGCTCACAAGTGGCTCTTGCAAACCGTATTATTTCTACGATTATCCACGAAACAAAAGAAAACGAACTTGATGAAATGACGGTTGCAGAGCGGACCGAGCAGCTACTCGCACTCTTTGACAAAAAGAACAGCATTTTATCCCTCGATGAAAAGGCAGCGATTATTCGTCCTGAAACATCTATTGCGCAAAGCTCGCTATTTACTGGTGCAATCCACGAGCCGCAGATGTTTTCAGAGCTCAAGAAGGAAATTATATCCTGTAACCGTATTGATATGCTGGTATCCTTCATTAAATGGAGCGGACTGCGCTTAATAATGGATGAGCTTAAAACCTTCACACAAAACGGCGGTGAACTCCGCATTATTACAACCTCTTATATGGGAGCGACCGATGTAAAGGCAATCGAAGAACTCCGCAAACTTCCTAACACAAAAATCAAGGTGAGTTATGACACCAAACGCACCCGACTTCATGCGAAAACGTATGTTTTCTATCGGGATACCGGTTTTACTACGGCGTATGTTGGTTCGTCGAACCTATCTAATGCTGCCATTTCCAGCGGCCTTGAATGGAACGTAAAGGTCACAAAGAAGGACCAGCCGGAAACGATTGACAAAATCGAAGCCACCTTTGAAAGCTATTGGAATTCCAATGAATTTGAATATTACAACGAGGAGCAAAAGGAGCGTTTAGCCCGTGCGCTAAAGGCTGAAAAATACTTTGACAGTAATAATGCCGAAGTTTATACAATGGATATTGCGCCATATGCCTATCAGCAAGAAATTCTTGATAAGCTGGAAGCAGAGCGCAAGGTTCGTGGCTATCACAGAAACCTTGTTGTTGCCGCCACAGGTACCGGAAAGACGGTGATTTCTGCGCTTGATTACAAGCGTTTCCGCAAGCAAAACCCGGATAAGCCTTGCCGACTTTTGTTCGTGGCTCATCGTGAAGAAATTCTGAAACAAAGTATGTACACCTTTCGCGCAGTACTGAAAGATGCAAACTTTGGGGAGATGTTTGTAGGCAGCTATAAACCGGAAAGCATAGATAATCTTTTTATATCTATTCAAACTTTCAACTCGAAGAGCTTTACCGAAAAAACAACATCAGATTTTTATGATTATATTATTGTGGACGAGTTCCACCATGCTGCCGCGCCTACATATCAAAAGCTCTTATCCTATTATAATCCGCAGATTCTTCTCGGTTTGACGGCAACGCCTGAACGTATGGACGGAAAGAGCATTTTGCCGTATTTTAATAATCGTATTGCTGCCGAAATTCGTCTGCCCGGAGCTATTGACCGTAAGCTCCTGTGTCCGTTCCAGTATTTCGGTGTAACTGATACGGTTGATCTGGATCACTTAAAATGGGCAGCCGGAGGTTATGATAAAGGCGAACTTTCGCGAATTTATACACTCAGCGGCATGATGGCAAATCGTCGCGCCGACTTGGTGGTTTCTTCATTGCTCAAATATGTTACTGATATTGATGATGTAAAGGGGCTTGGATTTTGCGTAACGGTTGAACACGCAGAATTTATGTCTAATTACTTTAATGCCCGCGGAATTCCGTCGATGTTCCTGACCGGACATTCGCCGGACGAAGAAAGAAAAGAGTCAAAGGCCAGGCTTGTAAAAGGTGAAGTGCGGTTTATCTTCGTCGTTGATATCTACAACGAAGGTGTGGACATTCCTGAAGTCAACACGGTTTTATTCTTGCGTCCAACAGAATCTTTGACAGTGTTTTTACAGCAGCTTGGACGTGGACTGCGTTTATCCGAGGATAAAGAGTGCCTGACTGTACTTGATTTTATCGGACAGGCAAACAAAAAGTATAATTTTGAAGATAAGTTTGCAGCTCTACTTTTCAACACCACACGAGGCGTAACACGTGAAATTAAGGATGGGTTTATTTCACTCCCAAAGGGATGCTATATTCAGCTTGAAAAGAAGGCAGCAAGATATATTCTTGATAACATTCGCGCATCTTATGGAAACAGCGCAGGTCTTGTTGCACGTATAGCAACCTTTGAAGAAGATACCGACCTAAAACTTACTCTCGAAAACTTTCTTGACCACTATCGTTTGGATCCTCGCTCAATCTATAAATTTGCTTCTTTTTCTCGTCTGTGCGCGCGTGCAGATATAATTGATGATTTCGAGGAACCGATCGAAGAGGTAATGTCAAAAGCACTCAGCCGTTTTGCTTTGGTTGATTCAAGACGTTGGATTGTGTTTATGCTACGTGTTTTGGAAAACATCGACCATTTTGACCTTACAAGACTTTCGGATATAGAAAAGCGTATGCTTCAGATGTCCTATATTACAATGTGGGGAAAAACGATTGAGGATTGGAACGCGGACGAAGTATTCGAAAACTTCAAAATTCTTTCAAATAGCCCGATAATGCTTTCTGAGCTGATTGCATTACTCAAATATAACTACAATCGCATTGATTTTATTGATGAGCCTGTCGGCCTCGGATTTGATTGTCCGCTGGATCTGCATTGTACCTATACGCGCGATCAACTGCTTGTTGCAATGGATTTTATGAAGCCAAGCACTGTTCGCGAAGGTGTGAAATGGTTACCAGACAAGAAAATTGATGTGTTCTTTATTACATTGAACAAGTCGGATAAAGACTACTCGCCGACGACCATGTATCAGGATTATTCTATCAACGAAACACTGTTCCATTTGCAAAGTCAAAGCACGACCAATGCAGAAGGAAAAGTCGGTCAGCGGTATATCAATCATCACAAAAACGGCAGCAAGGTTCTCTTGTTTGTGCGCGAATTTAAGAATGATGTTTATGGCAATACGGCACCGTACACTTATCTCGGTACTGCAAATTATGTTTCGCATAATGGTTCAAGACCAATGAACATTACATGGAGATTAGATGCCCCCATTCCGGCAAAATACCTGAAGAAAACAAACAAATTGGTGGTTGGATAATGACAGAAGTAGTGGCAGCCCTGATATGGGATAAAGATAAATTTATGATTTGTCAACGCCCGACGCATAAAGCCAGAGGCCTTTTGTGGGAATTCGTCGGCGGTAAGGTGGAACCGGGCGAGACGAAAGAACAGGCGCTTATCCGCGAATGCCAAGAAGAACTTGCCGTGACGCTTTCTATTGGTGATGTATTTATGGATGTCGTTCATGAATACCCGGATTTGACAGTGCATCTAACCTTATTCAATGCAGCTATCCTTGAAGGCATCCCCAAAAAGCTTAAACATAACGATATAAAATGGATCACACCAAGCGAAATTTCAAATTATGAATTCTGTCCGGCGGATGTAGAGATATTGAAAAAGATAACAGAGGTTTTTCGTGATGATTAAGAATTTGGTGCATGATCCGATATTTCTTGCTGGAAAGTCGGAGGCTGTGACAAAAGAAGATTTGCAGGTCGCACAGGACTTGCTAGACACACTGATTGCTAACAAAGATGCTTGCGTTGGTCTGGCAGCGAATATGAGCGGTGTGAGAAAGCGGATTGTTGTGTTTGATAATGAAGGTACATGACGATGTTCAACCCCTAGATTATCAAAAAAGTCAGAGCTGTATGATATCGAAGAAGCTTGTCTTTCTTTGTTGGGTGTCCCCCACAAATGCAAACGTTATCAAACTATTAAAGTTCGATGGCAAACCACAGAATTCAAAATCCGAATCAAAACCTTCACTGGTTGGATGGCGCAGATTATCCAACACGAGATTGATCATTGCGAAGGGGTATTAATTTAAATAATTAACAAGAAGTGGAAAGGAGGCAGAGGAACTGATATGTTTTTTAAACCAAGATATAAATTTGGCGAAATAACGAAGCGTTGGGGTGATGCCAATTTCAAAAAAGAATTCGATACCATCTTGGATAATTGGTTAAAACAATTCAATGAAGAGGATATCCCTGTTCTTCTGGAACTCCTAAAAAACTTCTATTACTACACCGAGACTGCGATTAACCAAAAGGTTGTTGAGTTGCATGAAAAGTTCATAACTGTAAATGGTGAAGATATTAGCAATGTGCTTTTTGCTAAAATGCCAAAAGAGTACGGCGTTGCAAACTCAGATATAATCTTCAGTTCATATTGGTTTAATAACAATGTGAAAGGCTTTTCATCTAACGATGTTATTCGCGAGTATTTAGAAAATGATGCCATTCCAACAGTGCTTGCTATCGTAGATGATTATATGGGATCTGGGGATACTATCATAAAAGCATTATCAAAAATGTTTTCTATTGCTCCAGAGTTGCAAAACTCAAAGTTATATGTACTTATGGTCCACACGACTATCACGGGACTACAAATGATAGAGGAATTTAAAACTAAATTAGGAATAGACCTTACAACGATATATGTAGACAGCACAGATAAAGCCTTTAAAGATGATTACATTTTCCCACGAATAGAAGCGAGGCTAAAAAAAGAGCAATACGAGTTAATTTGCGCAGGAAAAAACATTAGTAGTAACGCAATTCTAGGTTATAAAGATATTCAGTCGTTGGTGTCGTTTGAAAAAACCACGCCTAATGATACTTTAGGACTATTTTGGCACAGCGCAGAAAACTTTGTGTCGTTGTTCCGTAAAAACAGCAGCCCTAGGAATACATCAATAAGTATGTTGAAAGGTGTTGCGCGAAAGAACGCTCACAGGCCAGTTGTTTTGTTTGATATAACAGACAATCAATACAATCGCTTTATTGTATATTGCATTTTGAACGGGAATGACTTTTCTTTTGAAAAAGCGTGTGCGGATTTTGGAATTACTATGGATTTGCTTCAAAAAAGGTTAGAATACATAGCAGAAAAGGGATATATTAAAATAGAGGACGGGAAAATACTGCCTACAAGTGAAACTCAAGAAAAACTCATAAAGAAGAGATTAAAGGGATGGGAGAATGCTGAGCGATCATTATTAAGTGAGCATAAAATTCCTCTTGTTGAAACATCATATATACCTAGAAACTTTGGCAAATCTTTTTCTGGATATAAAAAATAACATGTTAATATTCGAGCCCCTACACCTAGAATACGAAGAGTGTGTATCTCTTCAAAACTACAACGGCACTAATAGCCATATGCCTGCTTCGGGGGCGGCGGTGCTGCGCACTCCGCTCGCCAACCCCTCCGAAGGCATATGCATATGGCTATGCCTATGTAACCAATGTGACGATTGTCGTCGCTCCGCTCCACCATTCGTCATTCAGGCTTTCTTAACAGAAAGCCTGAATGCCGGATAGGTTAAAACGCTTACGCAGTTTTAGCCTATCCGGCACGAATATCAGACTAAAGTAGGTGTAGGGGCTCGTTTATATTTATATTAAAGGGTGATATTATGGAGCATATTGAAAAGGCATATCAAGCGGGAGTTATTACTGAAGAAGAAAAACGACTTATAGAAGAGTACAATCAACGGCTTACAGATAACAATGTGCCTGTGATATATAATTTGAGACATCTAAGACAACTGCTTGGCATTCATAAAAGTGCTCAAGACAGACTTTTTGGTGACAAAAAGTGTGATTCCTACAGGGTTTTTCACATTCCAAAGAAAAATGGTGGATTGAGAGAGATTGAAGCTCCTAATGAGGAGTTAAAAAGGATTCAATTATGGATAAAAGAAAATATACTCGATAAATTTTCTGTTTCGCAATTTGCCAAAGGGTTTGTAAAAGGAGTGTCGATATACGATAACGCAGTTCAACATACTGGAAAAGAGTTGGTAGTAAATATCGATTTGAAAGATTTCTTTCCTAGCATTCAATATCGAGAAATTTACAAGATATTTAAATACATTGGGTATACAGATAGCGTTTCAAAGCTTTTGACAAACCTGTGCACAAATGCAAGAAGTGTTCTGCCGCAAGGTTCTCCTGCAAGTCCAACTATATCAAATTTGGTTTCGCTGAAATTGGATAAGCGATTAGGGCGACTAGCAGATAAAATTGGTGCTAGTTACACCCGATATGCAGACGATATTACTTTTTCTGGGAAGAAAACTATACAAAAGTATATTGAACTAATTCGTAAAATCATATACGAGGAAGGCTATGAAATAAACGAAGGAAAGTTTAGACTACAATATGCTCACCAACGACAAGAGGTAACTGGTTTAATTGTTAATAAGGAGGTTGCCATTCCCAAAAAACGCATTAATGAACTTGAAAATGCGATATATTATTGCAAAAAATATGGTGTGGTGGATCATATGTCGCACATCGGGTGCGAGAAAGGATTTTATAAGGAACACCTTTATGGATTAGCTTATTTCATTAAGATGGTCAATCCAGAAAAAGGACTAAAGTATCTTTTGCAATTGAATGAGATTGAATGGCCAATATAAACCGTAGGAGATCTTGTTATTTTATTTATTCCATAAACCCCTGGACTTTCGCAAACCTGTGTGGTACTGTTGTGTACTGCAAAGGAGGTGCGGATATGGCACAGATGAGTTTAGAAGAATTGTACCGAGGAGAAAGTGCGGGAGAAAAGTACGGTATCTTGGGAGAAGTTATGAAAGACTTCCTCCAAAATGGGCGTCCGTCGGAATACGACGAGCGGACATGGCTTGATATGCTGCTTGTAAAACACGCGCTGATTGCGGCAGAGAAAATGAAAAATGAGGGCGACACGGTGTCGGGTATGACCGATGACATGTCGTCCTCTTCTTATGTGAGGTGGAATGAAAATGACAACGCTTGAAGATCTGTACTACGGCAATATCGTTCCGCACGAACACAGTTTTAAGCGCGTGAGTGCTTACAGCGAAATGTTGAGCTATGTTATTCGGCATCAGGACAGCTTGATACCGACGCTTACGGCTCAGCTAAAAGAAACCTTTGAAAAGCTCAAAGACTGCGAGGCGGAACTGCACGGTATGAATGAGCGTGAAGCGTTTATCAGTGGCTTTAAGCTCGCGGCGAGAATCATGACCGAAGTGTTGTGTAAACCGTCAGAGGATTGAATAAGCAGAAACAAGGCCGAGCCGATTTTGCGGTTTGGCCTTGCAATTTTCAGTTCGACACAGCACGGTCAAAATCTGCACCGCAGAAAACAAAGAAAACAGTATTCCCGCAAAAGCGCCGGAATATACACTGTTGGCGCAAAAAACTTGACAGAATTTCCCCGGTATGTTATACTGCAAGTAAATAAAGCAACCGACAATTGAATACACATATTTCTGTTTTGAGTTTCAGACTCGCACTTACATAATCACCGATGCATATCAGCATCGGGATTGAGTGCGGGTCTTTTTGTTTTGTAAAACAGCAGTCCTCTACATAACACGGCGAGAAACCGTGTGAATTTAACAGGAGGAAAAACCAATGAAAGAATCTGTTTACACCGCTTATGAGGATCTGCCGTTGTTCCTTAATGCTGAAACGGTAGCCAAGCTCCTCGGCATCTCCATCTCAAGCAGCTACGAGCTGATGCACGAGAAAGGGTTTCCGTCGTTGCGTATCGGCTCACGGCTCATCGTACCGAAAGAAAAATTCCGCGCATGGGTCGAAGAAAAGACGGGAGGCAGCATTTGAAGTTCACCCGATATCCAAAGCGTGATGCGATCCGGGATTATTTTCCTCTGCCGAATGAAATTTTCAGCTTGGGTCTCAGCACCGGTGAGATTGCAGTGTATGCGTATCTGATGTACTGCGAGGACAGGAAAACATTTCAATGCAATCCAAGCTACAAAACGATTGGCAACGCTGTCGGTATGAGCAAAAACACCGTCAAGAAATATGTAGACAGCCTGATTGAAAAGCAGCTGATTACTGCAGAGCCGACCTCTGTATACACGCAAAAAGGCGAAAAGCGCAACGGCAATTTGCGCTATAGAATACGCCCGATTTCGGAAGCGTTAGAACAGTATTACGAGCAACAGCTGATATGGCTGCACGAAGAAACAAGGCGTCAGGCAGCCTTGGAAAAGCTCTCTGAATTTAACCGCAAACACGGGAAATCGGCGGTTTAGCGGCTGTCTTACGGCTCGTCCGAAAATAAGCAGGAGAAAGCGAGGGGTTGCCTTGCTTTCCCCTCGCAGGGAACAGCGGACGGCAACGCCGACCGCACAAGTCTTTGTATGGCTTTTAAGAACGGTTATAAAAGCTTCAATTTCGGGGTTGCGGCGATAAAAACCTCGCTGATTTAGGGGTTGCTGATTTTTTCGCAGATTTTGCTGGATATTCCGCCATGTATGTGGTATTGTGTGTTCGGCTGGCGAGAGCCCTGCAAGGATGTGATACTATGGCAAAGCGAAGACCGTCGGGAGACGGTATGGTGCGCAAGCGCGAAGACGGAAGATGGGAAGGCCGCATCGTTGTCGGTCACAAAAAGAACGGCGATCCGATTCACCGCTATGTGCTTGCCCGAACACAAAAGGAGTTAATCGTAAAGCTCCACGACTGCATCGAGATGTACCGCGATGCCGACCTCACCGAGGATTCGAATATGACGCTCGGCGAATGGCTCGACCGATGGATCAATGAATATATGATCTTCACGATTCGCGAGAGCACACTGGATTCTTACAAAGCGATGATTAAAAATCAAATCAAACCGTATCTAGGAGACAGACCTTTGTCGGCGCTGACCACGCAGGAACTTCAAAAATTCTATAACAGCGTCAAAAAGAAAGGTCGGGTGAAACCTGACAGGCTACACGGTACAGAGCTTGCCGACAGTATGGTGCGCGGTATTCATATGATGCTGCACGAAGCGCTGGATATGGCGGTGCGCCTACGGCTGATTGTTAAAAATCCAACGGTCGGCACAACGATTCCCAAAAACAATTATCCGCCGAAGCAGATACTCAATGACGAACAGCTTGAGCGATTCATGCAGCGCATCCGACAGGATAAGCGGTGGTACGATTTCTTCTACACCGAGCTGACCGCAGGACTGCGGCGGGGTGAAATCTGCGGACTGAAGTGGGAGGACTTCGATGCGGAAAACGGAAAGTTGAAAGTGAGGCGCTCGGTTGCTAAAAGGAAAGGCGGCGGATTGAATATCAGCGAAACCAAAACCGAGACGGGAACGCGCACGATTGTCCTGCCGCCGAGCACTGCGGAACTTCTGCGGAAGCGAAAAGAAACGGCAGTCAGCGAATGGATATTCCCGAATATCTATGAGCCCGAAAAAACGATGCACCCCGACTATGCTTACCACCGATTAAAAACACTGTTAAAACAGGCGGAGCTTCCGCTGATTCGGTTCCACGATCTGCGCCACACCTTCGCCACTCACGCGCTAGCGGGCGGCGTGGATGCGAAAACCCTGTCGGGAATCCTCGGGCATACCAACGCCAGTTTTACGCTGGATACCTATACGCATGTGACCACCGATATGCAGAGAAACGCTTCCGCTATCGTGGGGAGCTTTATGGATGAGATTATGCTTGAAGGAGATGATACCAATCGCTAAAAAAAGAAAAAATGGTGAGGGCACATTACGCCTGCGTAAAGACGGTCGGTGGGAAGGAAGAATTGTTGTCGGGTACAATGAGAAAAGCCTGCCTATTACAAAATGCGTAACGGCGAAAACAAAAACAGAATGTTCCACTAAGCTCGAAGCGCTGAAAGAACAGTACGGACGCTCTTCCGATAAAATTAAACCGGATATGCCGTTCGGGGATTGGATCGACTTCTGGTTTCAGACCTACTGCCGACACACACTCCGTATTACCACAAGAACCGACTATGAAAATCGCATTTACAATCATATCATTCCCGAAATCGGAAAAATTCCGCTGAACAGGCTGTCACAGTCGGATTTACAGCAATTCTACGCAAAGGAAAAGACAGACGGAAGAAAACTGCACGCAAAAACCTACGGAAAGGGACTTTCGGACAGAACGATAAGGGGGATACATGCCAACTGCCGCACAGCTTTACAGCGGGCGGTGCAGGAGGGCTTAATTCGCACCAATCCCGCCGTCGGCTGTAAGCTACCACCGAAGAAAGCACGGGAGATGCAGGTGCTCACGCAAAATGAAATTATCCGATTTCTGCATCAGGCAAAGGAAGAATGTTGCTATGAGCTCTTCTTGCTGGGACTCAGCACGGGGATGCGGCGCGGTGAGATATTGGCACTCAAATGGAGTGACCTGAACTTCAAAACAGGAGAGCTGCATATCGAGCGGCAGGTGTATATCATCAGGGCGGAAATAATTATATCGACACCGAAAACAAAAGCGTCCGTACGCACGGTGATTCTGCCGCCGTCACTCCTGAAAACTCTCGGGGCGTATAAGAAAACGGTGGATTCGGAGTGGATGTTCCCGTCACCGAAGGATAACGGCAGACCGAGAAATCCGTCATCGGTTAGAAAACGGTTACAACTGATCTTGGAACGGGCAGGCTGTAAAAAGGTGCGCTTTCACGATCTGCATCACACCTTTGCTACCATGGCGCTGGAGCACGGTATGGATGTGAAAACGTTCTCGGCAACTATAGGCCATGTGTCCTCGGCAACCACGCTTGATATTTACAGCCATATCACCGATACCATGCAAAGGCAGGCGGCAGTGCATATTGACCGCAAAATCGGCAAAACAGACGCACAGATGCCTGAGGCGGAGGAAAGGCCCGCGCCGGAGATTAAATCGCCCGTGTCACCCAAATTTGAGCCGATAGAGCGAAAGATCCGCAAGTCAGGAACAGGATGCGTGTATCAGGTCAATGATAACCTGTGGGAAGGCAGCTTCTTCCCGCGCCTGCCGGACGGCACCCGAAAAAAGTTTAATATCTATGCAAAAAACCGAGAAGAATGCGAGGTACTCCTCGCCGAGATGATAAAGGAAAAGAAAGCCGAGATCGCCGCCGAGAAAGAACGCCTCAAGGCTGAAAATGCCGAGCAAGAAGGTTGACACAACAAACACCGCCACGGAATTTCCGTGGCGGTGTTTGTTTGCATATTGTTTGGTTTTGTTATATAATGGAGAAACAAGGAAGGTGAAAAGAATGACGGTTAACTATTTTATAAAGTGTCCTGTCTGTGAAACGGTTACTCGTATGAGAACGCCAGCAGGTTATATTTATAACACTCCGGTGCGGATTCATTGTGGGAATTGTAATACATTATTAACGGGCGAGTTCATTTCTGATAACGAGGATAGAAGAGCATATTATGTTCCTGGAAACTGTAAAGAAGTTTTGCCGCAAAACTATGAATACTATGGAGAAGCATCTGGTGAAATCTTGTGTAAAAAGATCGAACTTTTGCCTGGCACAAAAGAAGACCTTTATAATCCGCCAAGCTTATCCCCAGTGTTTGGTTTTTTTGAAGCTATGAGCCTGGACGATAAAAACAATTTTATAAACTATGCTTGTTTTGCATCTGACTTAATAAAAAGATGGGATTCAAAACAAATAAAATATAATTTATTTTTGAACGGTAAAATGGATCTTATCAGAGATAAGTACGAAATGGATGCGAAAAGATTAGGATATAATCTTTCTTCTGATTTTGAAATTATGCGCTATGTGTATTATTCGTTTTTCTTTGATTGTGGTGGCATTTTCAAGAAAAAGGAAATCAAGAGAACTTTGCTTGAAATAAATGATCATTTCCGGCATTTAAATACACAAGCATTAAAAGAGTATATCAATTTTTTAGATGAAAAAAATCGTATTGTAACAATCCAGGCTAAGTTGTTTGAAATAATGTTTTCTTACATAAAAATTGTAAAGAATTTGATTCCTGCAATCTGTGCAAACCTGTATGATGATCCAACTACCATAGATAAAGAGACATTGGGATTAACAACATGTTCTTTCGAGGATATTAAAAGTTTTTATCAAGATACTTATGAAAATTTGGCGGAATGTTGTGATTTGGTTGTTGGGTTAGACAATATAGAAAACAGAGACGCTTTCAATTTGTTCACTAATAAGTTTGATATGGATAAATTTAGTAAGCAGAGCAAAGGAAATAGAATAAAGCATTTGGGATCTGAAGAATTTTTCGCTAAAACGTTTAATATTTCAAGTGATTCAAATGAAATGAGGAATGCAATAGGACATAATGATTATAACTATAAAGGGATACAGCAAACAATAGAGTATACTGTTCAGACAACAGGAGAAAACAAAACCTCATATCTGTTGGATGTTGCTATTGAAAGTGTAAAATTGATGCAAAGTGCATACATCTTAATGTTCTTCCTTTATGAAACACAAAGATACAAACAAAGAGTTGATAGGGAAAGTATAGTTATGCATCCTGCTTTATACGCTAAAACGAAGAATCAGGCTCATTGTCCGTGCGGAAGTGGAAGGAAATATAAAGACTGTTGCAAATCAGAGGTTGGAGAAAAGAACAAACCATTAGAATATCCCAACAAATCAGGTATGGAGTTCAAAGGAAACATTTTTGTGTAATACTGTAATGTTTACGAGAAGAGCGATGAATACCTAAGCTACAATAGTCCTTGTAATAAATAATAATTGGACAGCATTAAACAAAGAAAAGACTTAAGCTAAAATGAACTATCCGGAATTTCCGGATAGTTCATTTTATACTGCTCCGCTGTAAAGAATGACTTAATTAAGTATCTAAAACAGAAAAAATCCGCCGATTTTCATCAGCGGTTCCTCCCAAAGTTGGTCCGAGTGACAGGGATCGAACCTGCGGCCTGATGGTCCCAAACCACCCGCGCTCCCAGCTGCGCCACACCCGGATTTATTAAGTTTTTTGTGATTTCAGTATCTGTGGGATACTATGTGGTCGTCGCCTTATTATAACACAAATTGGCGGAAAAATAAAGAGCCGAAACACCGCCGTGTGTAAGGCTTTGTTGAGGATTTGCGGAAAGGTCGTAAATGTGTCCGTCTATGCTCCCAAAGCAAGCGCGCTACCAACTGCGCTACACCCCGATAGTTATTAAATTGTGGTCATGTAAGTGGTCAAATCTTAAGTGGTCAAATCTGTGGTCAAACACGGATTTGACTGCCTTTTTTCATTTTCCGAACCGCCCGAAATACGCACGGTTGAAGTGTTTTCGGCGGTTTTCGCTTTCGTGCGGTGCGAACACTGTCTATGCTCCCAAACCACCCGCGCTCCCAGCTGCGCCACACCCGGATTTATTTAATTTTTGTGATTTCAGTATCTGTGGGATACTATGTGGTCGTTGCCTTATTATAACATAAATTAACGAAAAAATAAAGAGCTGAAACCGCCGTGTGTAAGGCTTTGTTGAGGATTTGCGGAAAGGTCAAAAATGTGTCCGTCTACGCTCCCAAACCGCAAATACAATCTTAAAAACATTCGATAGACACTATACTTTTTTCAATTTTGAGCCACCTACTGAACCACCTTGATTTTAAAATTCAAATAAGCGAGGGGCTAAACTTATATATGCTATTCTTTTGTGTCTGTATCGGTTTTGTTTTCAACTGTATTTTTCAATCGGCGGACGATATTTACAAGGAATTTCGGAATTGGCGTGCCTAACTCCGAGAGATTTTCGAGAATTGAGATTAATTCGTTGATGATGAGCCAAATCGTTACAATTAAACCGCAACAATATGTGACACCTATATTTACATTTGCCGCCGCTAAGCCTGTGCAGATTAAATAATCGACAACACCCGCAACAACCACAAGAGCGAGATAGCTTGCTTTTTTCAAAATCCCGATTAAACCTGTTTTACTTTTTAATTCACCGTTTCTGTACGCAGATGTCAGTCCTGTAATATAATCAATAAGCATTACAGCGATGAGCACAAGAATTGGGATAAGTAAGATATTAAAATATGATATCAGAGCACCGATAGCTACTGAAACAGTAGCCTGAATAATATTGTCTTTCATAGTTTAGTTATACCTCCAAATCAAGTTAAAGTAAGCTCAATACGGTCAATAGCCTTGCCCTTTGTTCCTGCGTAGCCGTCCTGCTTACTGTCTTTTTCGTCATCGTGCTGCCAATCGTAATAGTCTTCATTAACTGCAGAAACTCTGTATGTAGCCTTATAGTAGCTGCCGTGTGCGGACTTAACATCAGCAGGAGTTGTATAATAAATCTGTACAGCATCAATATCCATTCCGAGAATACCGGCATAGCCGTTTACATCATCATTAAGATTAAAACCTGTAACCCAGCTAAGCCAGTGACCACCTTTAATATGCACTCTGTACTTAATCTTACCTTTTGTTACTCTGATTGCAAGACCGCTGATTGCCTCGCCGGCAATGCCTGCGAAGTCTGATAAACCTTTTACAGTTGGTAACCACTTACCGCCTGCAAATACGCAATATTCAATCGTAGGTTTATCATCTTTTTCAACTTTTGATTCCTCTTTGCTTTCAGAGTTACTCTCAAGTTTATTTAAAAACTGTTCCTTCCACAGCTTGTCCTTTGCTGATGAACCGCACCAGAAGCCCGGGCAGATTTTACCGTTAGCATCATAATGTCTAATAACTCTTTCTTTAGAAATGTTATACTTTTTCATAAGTCGTTGAGCAAGTAAGATTACATTTTCAAGTGTCTTGCCTGTGCATTCTGTTGTTGAACCTGCAATTTCAATTCCGATTGAACGGCAATTAATATCCCAGTCGCCTGCATGCCAAGCAATATTTTTATCGGCAACCGAGCGAACAACAGTTGTATCATCAACAAAATAATGTGCAGATGTTTCGACTACATTATTCTTAAAGTAATTACCGTTATTCTCTGCTGTGTCGCCGTTGTTGCCGGTGTAATGAATAACAAGTGTATCAATTTCCGAAGATTTTCTGTTGCTCTCTGTGAAATTACCTTTATTGCACCATATTTCTTTAAATTTATACGACATATTTATACCTCCCATACTGCCATAACCGCATTATAATATTCTTCCGAAAGCTGTTCTTTTAAGATTGACTTATCCTCATCACAGTTTGTGTAAGCGTTGCGAACATTGCCGCCGACCTGCACATCTTCGCCGTTAAGGGTTATAAACTTCTGTCTTAATACGCTTACACTGTCTTTTGTGAGCATATCGAGTGTAATTCTTTCTTTGATTTCCATAGTAACTCGCTCCTTATCTGATTATGTAAGTAATAATGAAATTGATTTTTTCGTCCTCTGCAAAAATGTCCGTTGAACTGACATAAATCCAAGAGCCGTCAAGTCTGATGTTTATTAATTTATTTGCTGTTGAATATACAACAAAACTAGACAACCTACTTTCGTTTTTTGCCGCATACGGTAAACCTGACATCTGAATATATTTTTTATGAGAGAGCAGTGCCGTAATATTGACCGATACAGTTACAATATTACCATTTTTAGAATATACAAAACTGCCCTCGCAACCAGCATATATTTCTTGGGCTGGTGCTAATGTTCCTGTACCACTCTCAAAATTTGAGCTATCATATTTAGCCGCAAGCGACTTGTCTGTCGCTGTTTTGTTGTCTGTTACGGTCTGACTCAGAGTACTGATTGACTCATCAGCTGAGGACTTATTGTCTGCAATCTGCTTGCTTAGCTGAGCGACTGCATTGTCTACACTGTCCTTATCAGCTTTAAGATTAATCTTCATTGTCACTGTTTCGTCAATGTCTGTTATTTCATCTTCAAGCTCTGTTTTATCTGCCTTTGCAGATAAGGCTGTGTTAATCGCAATTATTCTCTCACTTAGCGTGTTGATGTTGCCACCCGCAAGCGCTATGTCTATGCTGTTGTTGTAGATACCGTCGTCCATACGATTTAAGTTTGTTGCGTTCAGCGCCGGAACAGCTCCGTCAACCCAATTAATTTTGCTGTAACTCATTTATCTCATCCTTTCCTAAATATTCTGTACCTTCTGCCGTCAGCCTTACTCTCATGCCGTTAGTGCCTTTCAGCGTTCGTTCAAGGATAAAACTGTCGACCGTTTCCGTGTCCGTAAAGCCTGTTTTTATGCTCACCTTGTCGCCGCATTCGAGCCACCACCTACCGTAAACATCAGCTTTAAAAGGCCTGTAAGCATACAAATTGTCAAAGATGTAGTTGTTACCTTTATTATCGTTAAAACTTGTAACAATACCTGCAATGTCGGTACAGCACGCAGTAATTAGGTTGTCCGATATATACCAACTTTGTTTTTCTTCTTCTGTATGACCGTACGAAAAATAGCTGTCCTTGTTGTACTTAAACTTAATAAGATTAATACTGCGTGTTGTGTATTCCTCAAAGTCGAGGTTGCTGTAGTTGTCAACGACCTCGGTTTTAGGATTTAAAATTTGAATAAACTTTATCTTGCCCTCTCCGCTCATAATTGCAAAACAAGCATTAAGTTCGCAGTACGCACTCAACAAGTCCGCTATCGTGGTTTTGTCATTGAAAACCGATTTTACAAGATCCAATTTCAGCGACAGCTCATTGCTGTCATTAAAGCCTGTAAATTCGTTTTCGTAATCATAATCCTTTAAAAAGCTGCTGCAGAGATATACTCTCAAATCATATAAACTTATTTTTGGCGAATAAATCGCAAGGCTTGTAAAGTAGTTGTAAGCGTATTTTTGTGAAGCGAGATATAAATCGTCATATGCGATAATTTCCTTTACCGCCCTGTTTTTCTGTCTTGATGAGCTGTTGACAGTACCGCAGAATAGCGACATCTCAATAACTCCAGACTGATAACCGCAATATAAATCTGCACTCGGCAATACTGTATCCGAGGGAAATAAAAGCCCCTTGCTGTATGACTGTTTCATTATAACTTTAATGCGTTTGCCGTTGAGCTCTGTGTCAACATTTATCACTCTTACAGTAAGCTGACCCGCAATACAGCCGCCGAGTTTAAACTCCTTGCCGTCACTGATTGCCTGCGTAAGTTCAAGACTTTCAGATACAATATTCTCGCCCATGATGTCTGGAATATCGTTGTCAGGAAAGCTGATAATTATTTCCCTTTGCAAGCTGTCGTTCAACAGTTGCTTTTTGACCTCATCTGTTAAATTTATCATACCGCACCCCCTTAATACTCAATAAGTTCAATGCTTATCGGGTTGTAGCGGATGTCTGTCTTGCTTGCGTCCATAACCGAAAACTCAATATCTGGAATATAGAAATATCCGCTGTCATATGAGTTGGTTTCATCGTTCCAATATGTAACATAGCATTTGCGTTGTACTGTGTTCACGATTGCAGAATTAATAATATTCTGCATATTGATTTTCTCGTTCAAGTGCAGAATGTGGGTAGAAAAAGTAATGCTTGTCTTACCTGTCGGCAGTGTTGAACGCTGTAAACTGCCGTTATCGTCACGCTCGGCATCGTTGTCCATACGCTGATCAGGTGTTGACGAATATTCAGCGAAATAGTTATTAGGAAATTCGGTATTTCCGAATTTTAGTAAATAACCTTTATAATTTGACATACTGCACCTCCTTTACTCAAATGCCGATTTGCCGTTATGGCGGTTTTTATAAAGTTCGTTTTGCTTTACGATTTCGTTAAAAATATCATTGCCGTTAATTTCAGCGACAAACTGATAGTAGTTACCGCCGTTGTTTCTGAATATTACGAACATCTCATACAGCTTTTTAAGATACGACAGAATTTCGCCGAGAATTACCGTATCCTCGCCGTTAGAAGTATTAATCATACCTTGTAGCTTGCTAAGCGGCGCAATAACTTCCGGATTGCCCGAATTAGCTCCTGCGTTATCTCCGACTACCGCAAGTGTCGGTGCTTTGACAAGTCCGCCTGTTGCAAGATGTGGAATGAGAGGCGGATTTTCAGGCATTGAAAAACTCCAATCCTGTCCGATGATAGAACCAATAGCCCCTGCAATTCCGCCGATTGCATCGATAACACCCGAAACAAAGTTATAAATGCCTGTCCACAAACTGTTGATACCGTCAATGATAGCATTTACAATAAATTTGAACACAGCACCGATACCATCCCAAATGCCCTTGAAAAAGTCGTGAATACCTTGCCATGCTTTTTTCCAATCACCTGAGAAAACACCTGTGATAAAGTCAATAAGACCGCCGAATGTTTTAAGAATTGAATTAACCAATCCACCGATGAATGTAAACACATTATCAAACACTCTTTTTACAGCATTGAAAACGTTCTGAATTTTAGGACCCAAAAAGCTGACAAGCCAGTTTACAAGCGGTGACAGGAAATTATTCCACACGGTTGAAACACAGTCTGCGACCTTGCCGAAGAAGTTTATTGCCCCCTCAAAAACAGGTTTCAGCCAATTTTCCCACGCTGACTTTACAATTGCCACGATAAAATCCCAAGCAGGCTTAATCCATTGATTGTATACATTCATCAGTGTTGTGCCGATATTAAGAAACATATCACACACATTCTGAAAAATTTCCTGTCCGTTGCCGTTCCACCATTCGCTGATAATTGTTCCGATATCTCCGAAAATCTGACCGATAAAGTCAAACACATCTGCAAACTGCAATTGTAAATTTTCAAGAAATTCTGTGATTGTTGCACCGTCGTTTTCAGTCCATTCGACGAGGCTTTCGGTTGCGATTGAAAATGCGCCCGAAATAACTTCACCAACCGAACCTGCAAAGGTTGTAAGACCACTTAAAAGATTTGAAATTGACTCTTCCATTTGAGGACGAACATTGTCAATTGCATTGCCTGCAAGCGTACCGAAATTATCAAAAAAAGTTGAGAGATTGTTATAACCGTTTGTAAGATTATTGCCTATGGTGTCAATAAAACCGATAATCTTTTCCCTGTCTTTTGAAATCCACTTTGCAACACCACCCGAAAGGGTCTGAAACGACTTTCCGCCGATTGTCGCAACCGCTCCGAATGCAGAACCGACCGCCTTGAGCTTGGCGGCACTCACCTGCTGAATCTTCTCAAAACTTTTTTTGGCTATCGGCTTAACATTATCAAAAATTATTTTGCAGTTTTTGCCGATTGATGACCAATCAACCTTGTTAATACCCTTTTGAACATTTTGAACAAAGCCTTTAAATCCGCTCTTTTCGTATAGATTTTTAAAAGCACCCGAAACACCGCTGTTTGTGTCTTTAACAACAGTATTTGCGACAGAAGTACCATTGCTTGCCGACGTGCTTCTTGCGGAAGTATCAGAACCGCCGCTATCTGATTTAGTGAGAACATTCAGCTTGTCAAAACCTGCAACGCTGTTCTTTGCTTTTTCCGAGCTGTCTGCAACATTCTCTAAAGATTCCGAACTGCTTTCGGCCTCACTGCTCAAATTCTCTGCCGAGCTTGCAGCGGCTGAAATGCTGTCAGCCGTATCATCTCCGCCCCAGTTGAACAGCTTTGAAAGTGCATTTATCGCCCCTTTGGCGTACTCTGTAAGTTTTGCGATAGCTGACGACAACTTTTGCACAATGTTAGTTGCTACTTGAAGAATAGGTTTACCCACAACCGCAAGCAACTGATTCCAACTCTCTTTTAAGTTGCCTGTTACATTTTCCCAACCGTCTGATTCTCTGCTTGCCTGGCCCAATGCACCTGAGAGCTTGTTAGCGTCCTTTACCATTTCAAGCAAGGTAAGCTGTTTTTGTGATTCTGACAGTTCGACAAAAGATTTGCCATACAGCTTATTAGCCGCTGCGTTTCTTGTAGTTTCTGTACAAGACAGACCAAGTGCTGCATCGTTTTCAAAGTTGCCTTTGAGAAAAGATTTAAGGCTTTCGGCGGTATCTTCAAGCGAACGGTCATAATACGCCGCACTGTCAGCTGTTACCTGTAAAGCCTCTTGCATCATATTCAGTGCATTGACACTGTCCATACCTGTTGTTTTTGCAAAAGCATAAATACTCGTTCCCACACCCTGCAAGCGTGTTTTCAAAATACCACTGTTTTTAGATACCGTAGCAATAGCACTTTCAGCCTGTGACTGCATTGAGCCAAATGTTTGCTCAAACTGCGAATTTGCGGCATTAACCTCTGCCGCCGATTCAATGCACTGCTGACCGAATTTCTTAACAGCGGCAACCGAAAAAGCAGCCACAACCGCTGTACCGAGTTTTTTTAACTTAGCAGACATCTTATTGCTTACGCTGTTTGCCTGCTCCTGCACTGCATTAAGCGATTTAGAAAAGCCTTGCCTGTTCAGTACAAGATTTAAGCCGATTTCGCCAACTGTAGCACTCATTTCTCACACTCCTTTCGATATAAAATAAAGGGCATAACGAAATGTGACACCCTTGTGGCATAAAAACAGCGCACACCCGAAGATGTACGCTGTATAATTTGATAAAATTTTAGCCACCCCGTTTGGAGTGGCTTTTACAATGTTATAATACTTAACATTTATTAAATATTACCAAAAATATACACAAAAGTCAAGAATTTTATAAAAATAAGCAAAATTGTATGCAACATTTACATATTTGCAAATATCATTTCAAAGTCATGCAAGGCTGTGTTTATGTCAGCCTGCGTGCGTTTATTTGCTGTGCGTGAACGCCACTTGTTGCGTATTTTATGTTGAGATGATGTAAAGTTCTTCAAAACATTTTCATCGTTCTCAAGGCGAATTTGAGCTGTTCTCGCAAGAGGCGTGTCAGCTCCCAAGCCACACAGCAGAGAGCTGAACTCCGCCCAAGTCATCTTTTTAAAATCTTCGGAGTAAATGCTCACCCCGTACTCTGACTTAAAACTCGATACGATTAAATCGAAATCATCTATTAAGTCGTAGCCGGGGTCTGAATTTCCCCCTCGCTGTCATTGTCGGCGATAAGCTCTGTTGCTGTCTTAATAACAGTTGAGAGGTCGGCAAACGAGAGATGAAGTTTTGCAATCTTTTCTCTGTTCTCCTCGTCAAAGAGAAGCTCAAGCGCAGATAAAAGGTCAGAGCTTGACACACCGTTCTCGCTGTCGAAAAGAGCAATAGCCTTGATAAAAAAAATTGCGTCGTTGTTGACCTCAATTTCAGTGCCCTTAATTACGAGCTTAGGTCTTTCATCAAAATTAAGTTTGTTTGTAATATCAATGATTTTTGACATACTTTATACCTCCTTAGGCTGCAGGTGTGTATTCGGGCTTGCCGTTTGACATAACCTCAAATTCAAGAGGTGCAACACCTGTGCTTGCGCCTGCGCCGTTTGCTGTTACAGAGATAACCGCATTCTTGAAGAGTACACTTGCACCGTTCGGGAAAGTCCACTTAAACGGAAGCTGTGCGGCTGTGCCGTTCTTAAACGCAAGCTCTGCGATTTCATCGTTGCCTGCGTCACCGATTGTACGCTTGCCCTTTACAGAGATTGTAACGCTCTTGGCTGTCATAAGTCTTGACTTCCAACCCTCGTTCTCAAACGCTGTCCATTCCTCAACGCCGTTGTCAAATGCCACCGAAAACTCCTCACAATTTGCGATTGGAGTTGTGGCTGTGTCTGTGCCCGATTTACCGATTGCAAACTGATTTTCGTAGCAAGGATAAACTCCGCTTTTTACTGCCATAATATCATTTCCTTTCATAGTAAAATTTAACTTCAATGACCTGCTCATATATGCCCTTGTCATCTGTACCCACATCAATAGGCTCAGGGGTGAGCAGCTCGATTATATAAATTGTGTGTTCGTTGATTTTAACATTCTTAATGCTGTATAGTGTTTCAAACAGCTTGCGTGCCGCTTGCTCCGTTTCCTTTGCGTTGTTGTTCCAATGCAGGAGCAAGGACACACACATTGTGCTGTATGTGCTCTCATCACCTATTGCCCTTGCAGGAGCGCCCGACTGCTTGAGAGAGTACACGCCGATTGACTTATCCTGTTTGTTGTCGAGCTTGCCAATGTAGTAATGCTCAGCATTTGTTACACTTTTCAGCCAATCTCTGACGTCTGATAAATAAATCAAAGTCCTGCCTCCTGTTTGTAAAATCGTGCAAATGCCTTTTGACAAAAGTTTTGTCGTGTACCGCCCTTGAGCCAAGGAATGAGCCACTTACCACCTGCCGCTATGTTTTCATCTCTGCTGAAATTATATTCAGGGTGAAAATACAACCGTCTGGCATACGGTGTACTTGATACGATTTTTGTTTCCCCATTCGCAAGGTTTGAGTAGTCGGCAAATGTGCTTTCGTTCTGCAAATTACCTGTATCAAACGGCATTACTTGCGTGTTTTTAATCTGCGTAAGCAATGCGTCTGTGGTATTGCGCAATGCCGTTTGCTGTGCTGTATCAAGCTGTTTTAGTACAGGCAAATTCAGCTTGATTTTTGATATTACAGAAAAGCTCATTAAATCACATCCAATTCCGTATAATTCACTGTACCGTCAGGGTTGCGGTGTTTAATGCCTTGTACGATGTTACGCTTTACTCCGTCAAGCACTACAAAGCCTGCGCTCAAAGTCGAGGTGTCGGGAGCAATGTCACCGTCAAAAAGCAGCACTGCAGACACCTGCACGATTTTCTGTTCTTTTGTGTATATGGTCTTTGCTTTTGACTGCATATTGCAATGAGCATTACCCGCAAACAAATTAGTGTTCGGCAATAAGGTGTCTGACGGGTATATTTCTCCGCAGCGAAAGGCAACAACAGGAGAGCCGTCCTCGGAAACACTCTCATCGTAGATTGTGACCTCGACAGGAGTTTTACAGAACTGCTTTTTTACAAGTGACGGAAACTTCAAAACATATCACCTCATATTGCAGGATAACAAAGCCCTGTTGATTTAAGCAGAGAGTAAAGGTCCGCAGGAATTGCCACACCGCTTATGCACATCAAATTCCAACTTGCGCCAAACTCCATACCCACACCGTTGATGTTGTAATTTTTCAGATAAGAAGAAATCATATCGGCATTTTCTTTTTCAAAAGCAGTAAGTCTGCTATGCACTCTGCTGATGATTCTCTTCTGCATTTCCGAAAGTTTTTCAAAATTAATGCGGTTAAAGGTCAGAATGTCGATGTGAGCGGCGGAGATAATGCTGTTTTCATCTCCGCCCTGCTGTTCAATGTAATCGGCATACATTACGCAACCTCCGTTGTGTCAACATCAACATAAATACTGTCAATCTTGCCGTCTTTGCCGTTAGGGAAAACAAATGTATCGGAAAGTGTACGGTTCTGATAGAGCCAACCGTCACCCTCTGTATGTGCCCCCGGTGCAAAGAAGTAAATACTTGAAATTTTCGGTACAGTCTTGCAGGTATCACCACAAGCGACAAGAACATTGATTTTGTGACCGCCTGTGGCAGGTTCAAAACCACCGTTAGCAGGATTGAAGTTGAAACTATCATAGAAACGCTCATCGTCAATAACCTCGATAATAGGGCAGCCGTCAATCTCGGTTACTCTTGTTTCAATTCCCATACCGCCCTCGGCAATCTGGGTAAGCTCTATCTTACGGGTAAATTCGGTTGACTGCTCAAGGCAATCCATAATGTTTGATGTTACATAAGCAACAAGTGTGCCTCTTGCCTTGTATCTGCGGAGCTTGCCGGCTGAAAGAATAGTCTTGAGCTTTGAGTAAGCGCTTGCTTTGGTCCATTCTGTTGACTTGGTAGCTGAATGATAGCCGTCTGTTGCCTGCGCCTTTGCGGCAACCTTTGAAAAGAAAAGTGCATCGGTTTCCGGTGCGACCTGTGTCTGCTCAAACACCTTTGAAATATTCTCAACCTTTGCGGTTGCGTTAGTTTCGTCAACATCTGCCTTATCCACAAGGAACTCAATATTTCTGTCGTGCTCGCAAGTGAAAGGAACATCTGTCTGTGTATATTTGCCTTTGTTCCAACCTCCCTCTCTGCTGTGGTTCTTAAAGCCTGTCGTTGACATCTGTGTAAAGTGGAATGTTCTTGCACCCACCCATTTTACATTTGAAGTGATGAATGGTGAAGTAAGTGTGCCCTGCATAAGAATTTCGAGCAAATCCGGGCTGAACTGCTCTGCATAGTTATTTGTGTTTGCCATAGTTAAATTGTCCTTTCTTAAATATTAAATCTGTTCCATTTCTTTGTCGGAACGCTTGAATTTTGCTTAGTACCGTCTGATGTACCGTTACCGTCGCCGCCGATTTTCTGAACACCGCCAGCGTTTTCGCTTGCTTTTGCTTTGAATGCAGGAATATCGTCAAGCACTTTCTTAACCGCCTCGGTAAGCTTTTCTGTGTTGATTTTGCCATCTGCCGTTACAGCCGAAAAGTCTGCCATTTTGAGTACATACGGAATGCTTGCCACATCTACGCCCTGTTTTACGGCTTCGAGGGTTGCCGACTGATTGACTTCTGCCGTGAGCTTTGCGTTGTTTGCGGATTCAACTTCCGACTGCATTTTCGCAATGTCGGGTGTGTTCTTGGCTTTCTGCTCCTTAAAAGCACCGATTGCCTGTTTCATCTCATCTGCTGACAATCCCTGCTCCTTGAAATACGACTTTAAAACCGTATCTTCGGCTACGCTCTGCTTGCCGTAATAAGACTTGCAAGCTTGTCATAATCAAACGCAGGTGCAGGGTTGCCCTGCGGTGTCGGCTGTGGTTCGTTTTGGTTAGGTGTTGGGTTATTTTCTGCCATATTTTATCAATCCTTTCAGTTATCGGGTGTCTCCCATAGTCAGTTTATAGAGTGTCTCTCTGTTTCAGTTTTTCTCGGTGTCTCCCGTAGTTTAATGTCTTCGGACAATAAAAACGCACCTGTGCAGTCACTCACAAGTGCGTTTTAAATATGTTTTGTCAATTTTCTCTTAGGCTTTGGCTTTTCCTCGGCAGGCACTTCCTCGACTGCCTCTTTAACATAGCCAAGTTTGATAAGGTCTTTTGCTCTGCTCTCGGAGCACTCAAAAACTTCATTAATCGGTCTGTTAATAAACCCCTCGGTTTTATCGTTGAACGATGTAATTACTCTTACTTTCATTTTGTCACCTCATTATTTATTGTTCTACTAATTCGTAAGTCTTTCTAAATATGTCAGGTTTACAAGGGTATTTTTCACCATTAACACCAGTAATAATATAATCACCGGGACTTGCTGTCATATCACCTTCAAGTGTATGTATAACGATTTTTTTGTCGGTTTGATATGCTTCTACTACAACAGCTTTTTTCCGATACTTTTTCATATTCATTTTGTCACCACCTTTCGGCTTTAGGGTATTAAAAAAAGCACTCAATCCGATTGATTAAGTGCTAATCTCTGTATTAAATTCACGCATAACAAAACCGCCCACAAGGAGCGGTTAGTTAATAGTCGATTTGAAGCATATGCCTGCCTGTTTTTTTGAAATATTCTTCATCGGCTTTTTTAACCTCTTTCTTAATTTCGTTTGGAGCGTCATCCTTAATGCTTCTATATCCGTTTTTTAAGGGCGTCATCCACTTGTAAAATTTTGCAAAAGTGTCAGTCATTTAATCAACTCCAATTATTATATTTACAACTTCCTTCGCTGTAGCTCTTGATTTCTTAGTCATACTCTCAGCAATACATTCGGAAATAAAATCATCTATGTTAGTCATGGAATATCTTGATACCGAATATTTTTTTATATCAATATCTATCGGTTCATTTAAACCATCCATTATTTTACTTATTTGCTCAAGTTTATCATCCCACAATGGGTCATTTAATCTGTGTTCAAGCTGTATTGCATGACCTATTTCGTGTCTAAAAGTATGCAAAGAGTGAGCAGAAGACCATTCACCTGATTTTTTCATTTCTTGTGCCTTTTGTGCGTGCTTAGACAGTGCGTTTTTCTTGTTTGCAAATCTTAGCAAAAGTTCTCCTGAATTGTCATAAAATGCACCGTAATCTGATGAAGTTTTAGAATTAAGCACTCCAACTCTTGAAATGGTTGTTATCTTGCCGAATTTGTCCTGCATTTTTTCAAATTCATCGGTAAAATTTTCTTGAACAGCTTGCGTAACACCCTTTTCAAATTCTATTATATCATTATTTTCGGAATTTTCAACACTTCTGTTTGTATTTTCTGTACTGCTGTCAGATTTTTCAATTTCTGTGTCAGTCAAAAACTTTTGCTCTTGAGTATCAGATATTTTATGAACAGAATTTTTGTTTTGCTCTTCAAGCCTATCCGCCCTATCGTGCCACTCGTCTGCTCTTGCTTTAGCAAACTTCTTGTTATCCTCGTCAAGGCTGTATTTTGCCCTGCGGTCAAAGCGTTGTGCCTGCCGCTCTGCGTACTGTTGCTGTTCCTCAAGTCCTCTTTGGTGGTCAAGCTCTGCAAGCTCGTCATCGGTGAGAGGTCCGCTCAAATCGTCAAGTTCTGGGTAGTGGGTGCTTGTGCTGTCCTTACAGCGAGGGTGGAAAAGTCCCTCCGCTATGGCGGTTGAAAGCAGCGGATAATCGCCGTCCGATTTTTTGCCGTTTGAATACACATCATCAATAAACACCCTGCCTATATACTTTGCACAATCAGGGCAACCGCCCCGTCTTGAGTTTACCACAACAAGCGAAAGCCCGTACTTAGCTCTTTCTTCACCCTCACCTCTTAGATAGGCTCTCTTGTTCGCCGTCTTGATTGCCATATCCGCATAGTCTGAAAGCGTGTGCCTTGCACCGTTCTTGTACTCCACACAATTCAGCCCTGCGTTTAGCATATCCTTACAAGCCATATCAACTGCTTTTTCGTATGTGCCTGCACCGGTGTTTGCGTACACCTGAGCATTGAAGATTGCCTTGCGATACTTGTCATTGCTCATTCGCAAAACTGCCGTTTCTGCCCTCTTTAAATCGTCTGTGGTCGATTTTACAAGAGCATTGAGCTTACGGTTGTTGACCTTAAAAAACTCGCCTGTGCTCGTTCCTGTGGGCATATTCGGTGTAAAGCCGTCCTTGATTGCCTCAAGTATTTTACACAA